AAAGTGGAACGATATGGGCGCCCACTAATAAGAACTTCGCGCAGGAAGTAATTGAAGAGTGCGCGGCGTTTCCTTATGGGGATAACGATGACCTTGTTGACAGTATGACTCAGGCCGTTATGAGATTCAGGCAAGGAGGGTTGATTCCTCATCCTGAAGACTATAAGGATGAGAAGATAATAAAAACTAAGAGGGTTTATTACTAATGAGTGCAAAAATAAGATTTTTAATTGCTTTAGAAAATTCCATAAGAACAGGAGCTATTAAGAGATTTAAACAAGCTCTTGATTTTGCAAGAAGAGAGTTTGGAGAAATTGATGATAATTTTTTCTATAAAATATTAGATGTTTTTAAAAAACAAGGTAAGACTAAAAAAGGTGGCATAGTAGATATTAAAACTAGAAAAGAATACAAGAAAGAATTAGATGAAACATTAGGACCAGCTGATGATGTTTTTGGAAGTCCAATAAAGGACCAGAAAATGAAAGAGTTTGATAAAGCCGCAGCTAAAGACGTTACTCCTAAAGGCGAAATCAATCCAATAACTGATCAAATGTCAGATCAAAAAAGAGAATTTTTAGGTTTTCCAAATAGAAGTGTAGAAGCTATTGTAAGAACCGCAGCTAGAGATGTTTTAGAAAAAGCAGGACTAGGTCCAAGAATTAAAGGTCAAGATCCAATTGACATGGCTAGACAGATTTATGGTGATGAAATACTAGACGCATTAGATAATATTTCTGGAGAACTATTAGAAGCTTCAAGCTATCCTGAAATAGCTAGAATTTTAACAGAGAAAAAAATATATAATTTTAAACCAAGACAAGGTCTTGATATAAAACAAAAAGGCGAGATTGAAGATATAACAGCTTTTGATCCTGAAGGTAGAGATCCAAACGCCCACGGCGGCTTAATTAACATACTAAAACTATAATGAAGATTCATGAATACAATGAGATGATGGCGTATCTTACGCGTCCGGCTATGGCGTATGGGGGAAGGATTGGTTTTTCAGAGGGTACTAAAACTGCTTTAGTAGCATTTGTAGAAAAGTTTAAATTAGATAATGGAAGAATTCCTACTCAAAACGAAATTTATAAAGGAACAGGTAAAGCTGCTAAAACAATTAAATCTCATTTAGTAGAAGGTGTTGATTTTGCAAAAACTATGAGCAAATTAGAAGCTGCACAATTAGGTGGCGCGAAACCAACAGGTATAACAGAAGTAAGTAAAGATATTATTAACGAAGTTGTGGATTTAAGACAAAGAGGAATATACACCGGAATTGAAACAAGCCCTGCTGGAAGTAAAAGTATACGATTAAATATTACAGATCCTAAAATAAAAAATGCTTTTAAAAATATATCTCTTCCTGCAACTGCAGAAAATTTAGAAAAAATAAAAAATGAAGTAAAACGAATAGTTGACAGTAATATTTATAAAGAAAAAATTATACCTTTTCAAACATCTGAAGAAAAAAGAGCTTTAAAAAGATTTAAAGAAGCTATGTATAAAAAGCAAGACCCTTTCGGTGTATATAAAGCTTTACAGAAATATAAAACTGAAAAACTTCCAGGAACAATGTCTAAAGAAATTGTAATTCAACATGGTCAGCCAAAGTTTACAACACAAACTTTAAGTAGATTTGGTTTAATACCTGCTGAAGTAAATATATCTCCTGAAATAGAAAAAATAGAAAAAATTCGTAATAAAGAATTAAGAAACGCTATGCGTAAATTAAATAACCCTAATCTTTCAATTACAGACAAGAAAAAAATAATAGAACAATTTAATGACACTATGAAAGGTTTGAGAGGACAATTAAAAGGAACATTTGCTCAAGGCGCAGTTAATTTTGAATTATTAGATGTTGATGCAAAAGGAAATGTAAAAAAATTAAAAGACATAGGCTTTAATCCCAAAAAAGGTTTAGGTTACGGAAGTGAACTAGGTGATTTAGATTTATCTAAAATAACAAGACAACAAGCTGATGAAATTATAAGTTTAGGAAAAAGTAAAATAGATAGATTAGTAAAACCAGCGAATGAAATGTATAAACTTTTAAACTCTGCTGATGGACCAACTATAGCGGCAATAAGAAAAGTATTAAAATGTGGAGGTTTACAAGGCGGAGGAAATCTTTTGGATTGTCCTATGAAAAAATTTGCTGAAAATCCAGAAGCAGTGCTTAACAAAGTAGGTCAAGCTGTTCCCGAAACTCGAACCCCGATTATGAATGCTTTTAAAAATACACTAGGTGCGCCATTAAGATGGGGAGGTAAAGCTTTTAGTTTTGCAGGTAAAACATTATCACCAATAGCAACTCCTTTTGGAGCTGGAGCTATTTGGGGTTTAACTGGATTTGATAAAGAAAGTGCTGTGGATAGAGCAGCGTTAGGAGCTGAAGCAGCTTTCGCACCTGAACTTGTAAAAATGTCTAGTAAGATAACTAAGCCAATACAGAATCAAACTATGAGAAGTGTAGTTCGAGGAGTTTTAAATGCAGGGATGCCTTTGAAATGGGCAATGAAAGCTGCACGAATAGCATCACCGATTGGTTGGGCTTCATTAGGAATTGAAGGTGTTTATCAACTTGGTAAGTATGCAATGGAAGAACAAAAAAGATTTGAAGCATTATCACCAGAAGAACAAGCAGGAGAAAGAGCTGAACAAGAAGAGATGGCTCAATTTTCTGCAGCCGAAGGCGGTCGTGTAGGTTTTGCTACTGGTAGTCCAGGAGCTGATATACAGGAAATTCTTAAAGCTTATAAAAAATATAAAAAATCTTACCATAGCGGTAGACAAAAACATCCAATTATACCTTTTAGAAGATTCTTCGAGATATACGCAGAAGAAAACATGGCCGAAGGCGGCCGTGTAGGTTTTGACGAAGGATCAAAACCAAAGAGTCCAGGTAGAAGAACTTTTATAAAAGGAATAACTGCTCTTGCAGCGTTACCTGTTGTTGGAAAGTTTTTTAAACTTGGAAAAGTTTTAGAAAGAGCATCTACTTATACAGGACCAGCAATAGAAAAAATTAAAGGCATGCCAGAATGGTTTCCTGGTCTCGTTAAAAAGCTCTGGAACGAAGGTGAAGATGTTACTAAAACTGCATCTTGGAAAGAGAGACAAGTTGTTAAGAGAGGTACGCTTGAAGGTGGTGATGATGTAGATATGTTTTATGACTTAGAAACTGGAAATGTAAGTATTGAAGTAAATCCTCCAATGGAAAAAGGAAAATATGAAACAACAAGCGGAGCTTACAACAAAGAGTATGGATTAGAGTATACAAAAGGTCAGGCAGATGAAACAACAAAAGGTAAAAAACCACCTGATTACTTTGATGTTGCTGAAATAGAAGGAAAAATGGATCAAGCGGCAATGGACATAGATTGGGATGGTACAATGACAACTGTAGATGATGCAATGTCTGATTTAACAGAACTAGAAGCATTTGCTAAAAATAAAACAACTAAACAAATTCATAAGAAAAAAGGGACTAAGCCGAAAGACGTATTCCCTGACTATGATCCTGGCGACTATGACATCGACTAAAAAACTAACAACTACAGTACCCCCTAAAAGAGGGCCTAATCCACAAGGGTTGAATATTCCTTCAAAACAGGTTACAACTACAATATCGGAGAAAACAAATGGCAGAAATAGACAAGTCTTTACCAAACGTAAAGCAAACATTAAATATTCCTAATCCACAGGATGTAGCAGTAGCGGAACAAGAAGTTCAACAAGATGTTGAGAATCCTGTTGATGTACAACAGAATGAGGATGGTAGTGTAGATATAAATTTTGATCCTATGGCAATGAACCCAGGTCAAGATCAAGGCCATTATGCAAACTTAGCAGAATTATTACCTGATGATGTTTTAGATAGATTAGGAAGTAAACTTCATCAAGATTATACAGATTACAAAACTTCAAGAAAAGATTGGGAAAGAGCTTATACAAATGGATTAGATTTATTAGGATTTAATTATGATGATAGATCAGAACCATTCAAAGGTGCATCCGGTGCAACTCACCCAGTGCTTGCTGAAGCTGTAACTCAGTTTCAAGCTTTAGCTTATAAAGAATTATTACCAGCAGAAGGACCAGTTAGAACTCAAATAATTGGATTACCTACACCTGATAAAGAACAACAGTCTCAAAGAGTTAAAAATTTTATGAACTATCAATTAATGGATCAGATGAAAGAATATGAACCTGAGTTTGATCAAATGTTATTTAATTTACCATTAGCAGGTTCTACATTTAAAAAAGTTTATTATGATGAATTAATGCAAAGAGCAGTTTCTAAATTTGTTCCTGCAGATGATTTAGTCGTACCTTATACAGCAACTTCATTAGACGATTGTGAATCTATTATTCATACAGTTAGAATGACAGAGAATGAATTAAGAAAACAACAAGTGGGTGGTTTTTATAGAGACATAGAAGTTAGCCCAACTCATCTTAATGAAACAGAAGCAGAGAAAAAAGAAAGAGCTTTAGAAGGAGCTTCTAAAGGAAGAGATGACAGAATGTTTAATATTTTAGAATGTCACACTGATATAGATTTAGAAGGTTTTGAAGACATAGGTCAGAATGGAGAACCAACAGGAATTAAAATACCTTACATTGTAACTTTAGAAGAAGGTACAAGAAAAGTTTTATCTATTAGAAGAAATTATGAAGTTGGTGATCCAATGAAAAAGAAAATTAATTATTTTGTTCACTTTAAATTTTTACCAGGACTTGGTTTTTATGGTTTTGGTTTATTACATATGATAGGTGGACTATCAAGAACAGCAACAGCTGCATTAAGACAACTGTTAGATGCTGGAACCTTGTCAAACTTACCTGCTGGATTTAAGATGCGTGGAATTAAAATGAGAGACGAAGCGCAGTCAATTCAACCTGGAGAATTTAGAGATGTAGATGCTCCTGGTGGAAACTTAAAAGATGCTTTTATGATGCTTCCATTTAAAGAACCATCACAAACCTTATTACAACTTATGGGTGTCGTGGTATCTGCAGGGCAACGATTCGCAAGTATTGCCGATCTGCAAGTAGGAGACGGGAATCAACAAGCGGCTGTGGGCACGACTGTAGCTATGCTAGAAAGAGGTTCGAGAGTAATGTCTGCAATCCATAAAAGATTATATGCTGCAATGAAAAAAGAATTTAACTTACTTGCAAGAGTTTTCAAATTATATCTACCTCCGATCTATCCGTACGATGTCGTTGGAGGCCAAAGACAAATTAAACAATTAGACTTCGATGACAGAGTAGATATATTGCCAGTTGCAGATCCAAATATTTTCTCTCAAACTCAGAGAATCTCCCTCGCACAAACGGAACTGCAATTGGCAGCTTCAAATCCACAAATTCATAACCAATATGAAATTTATCGGAACATGTACGAAGCATTAGGAGTAAAAGACATAGATTTAATTTTGAAAAAACCACCTCGACCAATGCCAAAAGATCCTGCATTAGAACATATTGATGCTTTAGCTGGTTTACCGTTTCAGGCATTCCCTGGACAAGACCATAGAGCGCATATTACAGCTCACTTAAACTTTTTAGCAACAAATATGGTTAGAACAGCACCTATGGTGACTGCTGCAGTTGAAAAAAACTGTTTAGAACACATAAGTTTGATGGCACAAGAGCAAATTGAACTAGAATTTAAGGATGAATTGCAACAATTAGCGCAAATGCAACAAATGATGCAACAAAATCCGCAAATTCAGCAACAAATGGTACCCTTACAGCAAAAAATTGAAGCTAGAAAAGCCGTTTTAATCGCTGAAATGATGGAAGACTTCAAAAATGAAGAGAAAAAGGTTACTTCTCAGTTTGATCATGACCCAATTGCTAAATTACGAGCTAGAGAGCTTGATATTAGAGCAATTGACAATGAACAGAAGAGAAAAGAAGCTCAAGAGAAGTTAAATATTGATAAAATGAAGGCAATGATGAATCAAGGCGTTCAAGAAGATAAATTAGACCAAAATGAAGAATTAGCTGAATTAAGAGCTGATACTTCAATAGAAAAACAAGAAATGGCGAATGAAAACAGATTAACACTTGCTAGAATGAAACCAAGACCAAATGGGAGGAATTAATGTGGTTTAGTGCAATTAAAATGGCTATGAGCGCTGGTAGTCATATTTATAAAAAAAGACAAGAGACAAAAATGCGTATGGCTGATGCTCAGTACATGCACGCAGAAAAGATGGCCCGAGGCGAGGAAGCTTACCAGGGCAAACTTTTAGAAGCACGTCAAAACGACTACAAGGATGAGGTCGTTTTAGCGATTCTTACACTGCCCATTTTGGTGCTCGCATGGGGGGTCTGGTCGGACGATCCGGCGGCTATGGAGAAGATTAAGACCTTTTTCGAGCATTTTCAGGCATTGCCGACCTGGTTTACAAATTTATGGATCCTTGTCTGCGCGAGTATTTTTGGTATAAAGGGAACACAAATATTTAGAAATAACGGAGGAAAAAAATAATGCCAGGAAAAGAAATAAAAGGAAGAAGTCCAAGAGCAAACTATCGTCATGGAGGCAGAATAGGAGCTTCTGATGGTTTGTGGGCTAATATTCATGCTAAACGTGATAGAATTAAATCTGGTTCAGGTGAAAAAATGAGAAAACCAGGATCTAAAGGTGCACCAACTGCTAAAGCATTAAGAGACAGTCAAACATAATGTTTTCAATGATTGGAAAAAAAGGTGGAAAGACTATCGGCATAGGCCGAGGTGGAAAAAACCTTATTAAAAAAAGAAAAAAATTATCTACTGGTACCTATATAGGTAAAGCTATTAGAAGTGAATATGGTGGTGTTAAATTATCTAATCCATCATATGAAAAATATTACAAAGGAATGATTTAATGTCAGGAGCAGCTTTAAGAGGATTTGGAAGAGCTTATATGAATGGCGGCGGAAGTGCTGCATGGCAGAGAAAAGAAGGCAAATCTGAATCTGGTGGTTTAAATCAAAAAGGTAGAGATAGTTATAAAGCTCAAACAGGTGGTACTTTAAAAGCGCCTACAAAATCTAAAACAAGTAAAAGACGTAAATCATTTTGTGCAAGAATGAGTGGTATGAAGAAAAGATTAACTTCTGCAAAAACAGCAAGAGATCCAAATTCAAGAATTAATAAAGCACTTAGAAAGTGGGATTGTTAGTGGATCCATTAGTAATTGTTGCTAAGTTA